ATCATTTTCATACTCACGTCTACTGCGAATGCCGTTTACTTCTTCTTGTCGGCAACGTTCGCACTCAGGATGCCATTCACCTTTCATCATACTAACACGCACTTCTTTTAGTAGTTCGGCATTACGTGCTTCATTCCAATCATCTTTACCCGCATTATACGGAGTGCCATCTTCTTTAGACATAATACCACGCTTAGGACTGTAACTATTTGTATTACAACAAATACGCAAGTCCCCATTATTACGCATATTGATACTATTCCACGGAAGTGGACAAAAAGTACATTTACTCATTTAATATCCTTAAAAATATCTTTCATTTCAGGAAATGTTTCTTCAAATGTTATGCCACGTTGTTTGTCGCACAAACTTAAAAACTCCTTCATTTCTGGTAGGCGTTGACTCCAGTCTTCGCTTTCCATAAACTGTAACATACCATTAAGTCTGCTTATTCCATAACTAGCATCACGCCATGTATCATAGTCAACTTTTCCTTTGTGCCAACTAGGAACACCTTTTTCCCAGTTTGCTTCCCACCATGGGTACCATGCTTCATACTTAGCACGACATTTTTCTTTAAACCACTGAGGTAAAATTTTAACATTAAGATGTGGTGGATGGTAAACAAAATGATAATTAATAGCACCTGCGCCAAATGGCCACATGTTAATTTTTTTAAAGTTTTGTTCTAGTTTCCATTGTATAAAGTCTGGCAAGTAATAGATGTTTAATGCTTGGACCGCACATGCTACAGTTACTTCTGTATTGTTAGGTGTTTCATTATCTAGTATATGAAATACTTCTTCTTGACGTTTCCAGTTACTAGGATAACGTATATAATCATTCATTTCTTTAATGCTGTCTATTGAATAATGAAAACGTACTAACTTAAACTCTTTCCACAAGTCAAACAAATCATCACGCCATTCAACGCCATTTGAATTATAACGTAATTCTAAATCTTTAGCATAACCCATTTTGATTGCATGTTCAAGTATTTCGTAGTGTTCTTCAATAATAAGACTTTCGCCTCCTGCAAAATAAATTTGTTGCATACTAGGCATCTGCTCGTAGAACTGTTCCCAAAACACAGGATTCTGTTTGTGCCAATTATAACTACTTCCGTTAAAACTGCCTTTGTCTTTCCATTGCATAGTTTCTTTAAGACTTTCATCTTGTACTGCTGGAAATATTGCTTTATAATCTTTAATCCATCCTGATGAATCATGCGGGCTACACATAACACAAGCAAGTTGGCACTTAGTTCCAAAGCGTAAATCAATATATGCTAACTGTGGAGGTACACTTCCATCTTCTTTAGTGTCTGCAATAATTTTATCAACATCAACACGCTGACTCCAATAATGTGTTTCCCACATACGCTTTGAATTATGGCCGGCGGCTTCTTCTTTATAACACTTAATACAACTTGGAGGCATTTCTCCGTTAAGCATTTGCTTACGTACATTCTTCATATATGTACTATTCCATGCTGTTTCAAAGTCACTAACATTTAAGTTGTTAGGTCTTCCTTGTTCGTCTTTGAGAATACCTACTTGGCCGCCGTGGGCTTTATCGTTAGTAGGACCAACTGAACTTGCGTTTGCAGTACAGCATACTCGCATACTACCATCAGGACGGGTGCTTAGATGTACCCAAGGTAGTAAGCAGAATGTTTCTGAGGGGTATTTTGTTTTTTCTGTCATTATATACGTACTTATCCTTCTTCTTCTATGTAAGTGTTATGTGTGGTTTAAGCCATTCATATACTGCTTTATGTCCATCTTTGTTAAAATGGTATGCTTTGTCTATCTTATATTTTTCCATTTCCACTCCAAAATGTTCTTGTACACTACCTATATAATTTTCTGGTAAGTTAACTGTTTTTTTATCTTCTGCTAACCAACTAAAAAATAATACATTTTCTTCTCCATACTTACTGTTAATTAAATCTATTTCTTTTTGTGTTTGCCAATAACTATCATATGTTTTTGTCCAGGCTTTGAAGTAATCTAATGCTAACGTATGAACTCCAAATTGTTGTTTCCACTTACTTAAAAATTGTGCATTTTTTAATTTGCCTTGAGTAAGTAATATTAAACCTTTTATATTATCATTTCCATAGTAATAATTTTTTTCATGAGCCCATGGCATTAATCCTTTTATTGTTTTTTTACTTAATACAATAGTTGACCTATAAGGTAATGTTAGTTGAACAATAATTTTATCTATAGGACCAAAGTTTCTTTCTATATTCCGTAAACGCAGGTAGCAACTATCGTTTCCTGCTCCTCCTATACTAGCATCATATACATTAATATCGGAATGGTCGTCTGCAATTAATTTAGGATAGGTGTTGCCAAAGAGATTGCCATCCCAGTAGTTCGTATAACTACATCCTATTATGGCTAAGTTCATTTAAATTGCTCCGCATATGGATCAAATTCACTTCCGCACTTTTGAGCGCAAACTCCTAATTTACCGTTTGATACACTGCCTAAACTCCAACTATCTGTTATACTAGATATAAGTTGACCATTAACTACATCTTCTATATCATTTTTAATAATACTAATTCCTTGTTTCCCTCCAGCAGTATCTATATGGTCCCATATTTGTTCAACTTTAGGATTAGCATGCCACCATTTATACATACGTCCAGCAGTCCAACAACAAGGCATTAAAAGTCCTTCTGCTGTTACAAATATGCTACCTTGCTTTGCAACTTTACACTTTATACTACATTTGTCTAAATACTCTTTCATACTGCCGTACGACTTTTCAATTTCTTTTTGTTTTAGTAGTGCTAAATTTTTATTCTTTTCATCTTTAGGTTGTGCTAAATTTTGTGTTTCAGCACCTTTGCGATTTACTGCTTGATGAGATGTTTTAGGTTTAATATCACTTGTAATAAATCTACCCGATTTTTTCTTAATAAACTTTTCACACCCCCATTGATTAGCAAGTGCTTCTGCTTCTTCAACTTGATGTTCATTATGTGCGAAGATTAAGAAGTCCCAACGTGCTCTGCCGCCGGCTTCTATAAATGCTTGCATATTACGTTCAACATTTTTCCAAACTACACCTTGTCTATATAAATGATTAGTATCTTCTAGTCCATCAACACTAAAAATTACTGCACCTTTTCTTCCTATAACCTTTGCAAGTTTTGACCACCAATAAATATCTTTGGCGCCTGCATTTGTATTCATACTAAGCCACATGTTAGGATTATGTTCTCTAAAATACTCAAATATTTCTAGTGTATCTCGTGCAACAATAGGATCTCCTAAGTTACCACACATATACATTACATTTAATTGTTTAATAAATTCGGGTTTGAACATCTGTTTTGCATCATCAATACTAAGTTCAGCATTTGTGATATGTGGATTATCTGCGCCGCCATTCATATTACGATCGCACATAGGACATGCGGCTTGGCATCGTTGTGTAACTTCCAAATGTACTTCTTTTATATCTTGATATCTATACATCTAATACTAATTTAATATCCTTGCCGGGACCTGTCCGACTAGGTAAATCTCCATATTGCTCTACATACCAATCAATTACAGCAACATACCAATTTTGACTATTATGATGTGCTTGCTTATTAAACTGATATATGTTATTATTAGTTGCTTGTATAGTGCTTAATGCTCTAGCACTTTCGGTTTGCATCTGTCTCAGTGTTAGTTTACTTGTGTCCAATTTTCATGTACCTTGTGTATTGTCCTAAGTCAAGTTCACCTTCGTATAATGTTTCTTTCATCGGTGCACTTTTGCTAAATTCTTTTAAACTACTAGAGCAGTTTACATGTTCTTCAATTTCAAAATAGTTGTTACTTTGTAATATAACTAATTTATCTTTTGGAATTTTGTTATACCAATCTTTGAAGTTATCAATGTGTTCACAACTTGTGTTAACAATAGTATCGGGAATTTCTCGTCCAATTGCAGTAAGTTCGCCGTCTGGTTTGATAGTGTCATATGTGTGTTCTGTATAATCTATATCCATAATATCTTGTGTACTTGCTTTAAACTTCCAAGAATCGCTAACTAAGTCTGCGTTAAATATTTCTGCTATTTTCCATACTTCTGGATCTATATCAAAACTTCTAATTTTTTGAAAATCTAATTTTGATTCTTTCATTAAAGGCACAATACTAGCATACCAACCTGCACATAAAAACATTGTTCCTAATGATAAATTTAAATTACTAAGTTCGTCAACTAGCCATTTTTTACTTTTCAACTGTCCACGACTCATTACATCTTTATCGTATTTTAATTTATGCTTGTCTAGTATTTCTAAAGGTTTTACAAATGCACTACTTGTATGCTTATCAAGTACACGCCATAATGCATGTCTATTATTATCCATAGTTAAGTTAATTTCATCAGATACACTTGGCTCAATACGTTTTACACTCCAAATATTTTTAAACAATCCTGCTTTCTTAATATCTTCAACTATGGTATCTTTATCTTGGATTAGTCTAAACAAACTCATTTCATTTGATTCTATTAACGCTCTGCGTAAGTCATCTGTAGTATCTGTTTGTTCGATTAATCTAAATAAACTATGTACGTTCTTCTCTGTCATTACTTTACGCAAATCTTCGTAATCATCTCCAAGTAACCTAAACAAACTATGTATGTTCTTCTCTGTCATTGCTTTACGCAAATCCTCTGTTATATCTGTTTGGTCGATTAATCTAAACAAACTATGTAAGTTTTTCTCAGTAGTAACCTTACGTAAATCTTCATGCTGAGGACCTAGTATTCTAAATAATCCATGTAAGTTTTTCTCTACCATTGCCTTACGTAGATTTTCATGCTGAGGGCCTAATATTCTAAATAATCCATGTATGTTTTTATCAAGCATTACTGTACGTAAATCTTCGTATTCGTCTCCGAGTAATCTAAACAAACTATTTAAATTTTCTTCAACAACAGCCTTGCGTAATTCTTCATGTTCGCCGCCAAGTAATCTAAACAAACTATGCACATTATCTTCTACAACTACTTTGCGTAAATCTTCGTATTCGTCACCAAGCAATCTAAACAAACTGTGTAAATTTTCTTCAGCAACTATCTTCCTTAATTCTTCGTGGTCTTCACCTATTAATCTAAACAAACTATGCACATTATCTTCTACAACTGCTTTACGCAAATCCTCATGTTCTTCGCCTAACAACCTAAATAAACTGTGTACGTTTTTTTCAATATACATTTTACGTTCGTCGTCAATCTCGATACCTTTAGATTCTAAATATCTAAATAGACTATGGTAATTGCGTTCTTCAACAAATCTACGTAAATCATCATTACCAATTATACGTAAAATATCTAACATATGACCGTCATTATAAAAACGTCTTAGATTTGAAACTTTATCTCCGTATAGTATTTCAAACCTATCTAATAAATCAACAATAAAATTATCTCTTGGTGGTAACGGATCGTCTTTTTTAAATGGCACCGTTTGCTTCCAGGCGCTATCAATCTGTACTTCTTTTGGTTTAACTATTTCAACTGGTAGTGATACTTCAGTTACTTGAGTTGTTGTATCATCATTGTTGTACAATTTTTGCCATTCCTCAGTAGTATCTGTAGTTTCTGTAAACTGTTCATACAGCCAATTAAAGTCGTTTATTAACCGAAGATCAGCGCCATTAGAAAGCCCGTACTCCCTGCCAGCAATAGCACCTTTAATAGCGAACTCGCCGAAAGGCCGGTCCATTCCCACAGTTGTCCAAGTATGTAATCTTTCATCTGTTTCTCCTGATTTTTGCCTGTCAATTATTTTACTACTAAGTTTTGCACATTCTCTAAATGCACTTCGCCAAGTACTAAATTCACTTGAATTAAATCCTGTAACACAGGATATCTTTTCCATCTTTTTAAATCTGTCGCTAATACTTGTAGTCATATCAGGACGACTTGTATCCATATCTCGTGTCATCTGTGTAGGAAATAGTTTTACTCCGCCATATCCGTATACTAAATCATTAATAGGATTTTGACTACGCCATACATGAACTGCTCTATTATCTTCTACTACATAATCAAAATTAAAATCATCTGCAATAATAGCATCACCGTCTACAATCCAAAACATTTCTGTTGAACAAATATTTGCCGCGGCAATATGTGCTTGATGTATTCCTCTAACACCATGTATACGTTGCGCTCTTGGGAAACGTGTTTTCAGTCTGTTAAAGTTTTCATCTGCATTTACTTCATCATACGATATCATTACAATATCATATTCTAATTTAAGTTCTTTAGGCTCAGCAATAAGTGGTTTAAACTGCGATGAAAAAGTATTAAATTGTGTTGTAGATGTACGTATATAAGGATGTTCTGGTCTTGGTGGGTTGCGGTATGTACTTTTAAAGAACTTGCTCTGTTGAGCATCTAAGGGCTTTACAGCAATAGGAATATCCAACTGTTCTTTTAATCTTTCACCGTAGTCCTCGATTGCTTCTAGTAAGTCGCTTTCGTCTTGTACTTTATCTTTCCATAATCTGTTTAAGTATTCAAAGTCACGAACATTAACGTAATCCCAGTCTGTACACATTGTTTTGTACAGTCCTTCTCGGGCGCCATATATAGCCCAAAGACCATTTTCAACATCAGCACCGGTCATACACCAAATATATAAACGTTCTAAATTCTTCCAATGGTTACCGATAAGTTCAGTTTTAGAAGGTTTAACTCCTTCAATTAATGACATCTTAACACCTTCACGGAACCCGGCACGCCATGCTTGTTGTGGAGTGGCATTATTATATACAGTACTCATTAAACTGTTAATTTGAATGTATTCT